CTGTGACATTAAATACCGCTGTTGGAAAAATTGTAGATCGCTGGCCAGGCTGGAGAATTTCAAGATCATAATCTGTAGAACCAAATGCGCTAATTGGCGAATCTTCTAGATAAACATCATCAGCATTGATTCTAGCCTTGCCTTGTGTGACTAAAAATAGTTGGTATAAATACTGCTCATTGTCTTCAAACTCAGCATAAGGCTGAGCTGCAAAGTCTGGAAAAACCTTCAACCTTCCATACAAAACCGGGATTGCTTGACCGATACGCGCTTGGTTACCTTGTGCACTGAGAGTGTATGTCGGGCTTGGTGCTGCCATTTGCGCTTGCGTTTGCGCTTTTGGTAAGGCTGGTGTAGGCAATAACGCATTGATAAGCTGCTGCCCGACAAACATTATGCCTGCTTTGATCAAAGCCATCCCAAGCTGGCTTTGAATGCCCATCATGCCACCCAATTGACCAGCTAAAGGACCGGCAAAATACATCAGAGCAATAGTTAATACAAGGCGCAACGGATTTGAGCCGCCACCGCCGAGTGGAACCGTTACAAATGAAACTTCATCCCCATCTTTAACGATTCTGGAAGACCAGTCTCTTCTAAGCACTGGTACATTGTTGTGATAGCAAATAGTTGGTCTTGTTAAATCCACGTGGTGCTTAGCAACAAGCTTGCGTATACTGACCTTGCGCTCAATCTTATAAGACCGTAAGCCACGTTGCGGTGCCAGTGGGTTTGGTAAAATATTAACGGTGGCTCGCATGGGTATAAAACTCAATATTGTTCCAGCCTGCCAACTTTAGGCTGGTTAAATCACTGAAAATAACACCTGATCCACGAACACAATGCAGCACACCGCCGCCGTCAATTTCTATCCAAACGCCAACATGGCTATGCTCCTTACCCTGTGACATAAGCACGCTGTCACCGTGGCTAGGTTTGCTTTGAATGTCCCAATAAGCAAATTCAGGGTGTGATTTCAAGGCTTTAACAACGGCACGCAAGTTATCAGCATCGATACCGATTAATGGCACTTCAATATTAAAGTATTGTTTTTGCACATAGCGTAAAAAGCTCCAGCAGTCGTAGCTATCTGGCCCTTGGGCACCTTTCTCCCATTTAATGCCTCGTAAAATTAACTCAACCGCCCAGTGCATAATTAATCCGCAATCAAACCAGGGAAACGACGGTCATCGTATTCATTGTTCGGGAATTTCTTGTTCACAAAGTCAACAATGGATGCACGTGCCTGGATGGTAGTGGCGTTAGCCGATATGGACGTAATGGTCATACGTAAAGGCGGTAGATTCTCTGGGCCAGTATTGAGGTTGGTGGACAAGTAGACCCGCCAAAAAACCTCTAGCTTGTCAGGCATACCCATTGCTAATTCAATATTTTCAAGAATTTCGCCAGATACATTATCCAGCTGAATCTGTAATTCCGGCACCCCAGAGTCAATCACCTCTGGAGGCACCAGGTCAAATGCAAATGCCTGGAATTCAACCATTTCACCGCCATTGAAGGGTGCCGAATCCTCAAGCCTGGCTGTCAATGGTATATAATCTGCTACCACTCTGATAGGTTGGGTAAATGCCGGATGTATCAATTCCAGAGTATGCAAAATAACTTGGTCAGTTGGAGCGCTTGCGTAAGCCTCTTTCAGGGCTTCCGATAAAAGATCATTACTCACGAATCACCTCTAGTGTCACGCTTACATTCCAATGCATACCAGCCATCGCGTTACGATCCGGATCGTCAATAAATCTTGTTTTCATAAGTTGCATGCCAGCGCCAATATCTAAATTCATTAAAAACCAAGCAGCGCCATCTTGAATATCGTTTTCATAGAAGTCTAAAAATATGGCTTTTTCTGCTCTGGTTAAACGCCATGCGGCTTTAATTTGTGTAGGGGTACCACGAGACTTTTTACGTTGACGTGCTGGGCCTTTCTCCATTTCAGTACGTACAAATGCACCAGCCTTTTTGGCTGAATATCCAGAAAGATTGGGTAAAGGTAAAGTTGTTGGCCAGGTTTCCATTGTTAACTCCTTGCTGACCTATTCAAGTTATAAGTTTTTTCTAACAAACTGGCCACACCAGAACCACGGCGTACATCGTTTTGCATCTTCCGATCAACAATACTTTCAACGAAGGCGGTAATGGTTGCGCCATCATTTGATGATTCGACACTGCCTTGCTTATTCTTGTCTGATGTTTCAATCAGATTCACTGTGATATTCGCCCCACTATTACCACTGGCCTCAACCCCGAGATTGCCATTGCTCATACGCTTTAGAGGGAAAATCCCTTCGGCCCCAGCTTCCCCCATGACGTTGCCACCCTTGGCAAATGCACGAGGTGATCCAGTGAAGAATGTTGGCTTATTTACGATGGAATTGCTGTACTGACTTATGTCACCCGCCGGATATACAGCGCCCTTGGCATTAAAAATTGTTCCGGAGGAGTCTCCGCCAAAAATGCTGTCAAAAATGCCCCCAAGATCAGAGCCACCAATTGCTTCGGCAAGTGGTTCAGTAATTTTCTTTCTAAGTAGAATCTTGGTGATATCCTCAAAAATGCCCTGCAAAACATCACTTAATTTTTTACCAGACAACACGGCTTCTTCAAACGAACTCTTCATGGTCAAACCAAGTTCTTGCGATATGCTCTTGGTTTTCTTGGTTTCGTTGCCGATGTTTTTAACTGCTGTGCGGTAGCGCTCCTCTTCTGCTTCCAGGATGGCATCGATTTGATCCTGTTCGCCTTCCATGCTGCCGATACGCTCTACGCGGCGCTGGTGTTCGATCTCAATTTGCGCACGTGCACGCTCACGATCTGATTCGATCATGGCGATATTCATGTCCTCAGTTTCGCGCAGGATGTCCTGGTATACCTTGGCGTTATTGTCATAAACAGCCTTGTCTGCATCTTCACCGGCTTGTATGCCTTCCATCACCTCATTATTTCTGGCGATGGCTTCGTTTAGTGCCTCCTGTGCAATCTTTGCCTCTTCGGTTGCCTTGACTTGGTCGGCCAGCCCCTGCAGATATTTTTTGACAGCCGGATCCAGGCCAACGTAATTATTCAGCTGCTCCTGTAGTTTTTCAGAAAGAGACTGTGCCGGTGCAACGGCTTGCTGGAAATTCTGGATCAGGCGTGCGGTATCTTCAGCGATTTGCTGTGCATCTGACTTACCCCCGGAGTTGTTTTTTTTCTGTGCACTGGCCTTGATGTTGGCAATCGCTTGTTCATGGGCCTGGAGGGCTTGCTGATATTCAGCTGAGTTTTTCTGCAGTCCACGTGTGGCGCTTTGAAAAGCTTTGTTTTCGTCCTCGAGCTGCTTGGACAACAGACCAGCACCACTGTATCGACTGCTGCTGCCCAAGTATTTGTTCAACTCATCAACCGCATTAATTTCATCACGGTTTTTTTGGTTTAATTTTTCTTTGGCATCCGCAGCAGCTTCAGATGCTAGCTTAAGCTGTTTGAGGCGGGTCAGTTCCGCTTCCAAGTTTGGCAGGTTTCTTTCGTTAACACTGGCGACACCAGCCGCACCTTTCATCCTTTTTGCCGTTTCGATCTGTTTTTCAACAGATGCGATCTGCTCATCAATGTTTTCGCGGCCAATACTCAAAAGAGACTCTTTGGCGCCATCAATAGCAGACTTGATCCCGTTCCAGGCACGCTCTATCAGACCTGCATTCTCCAACACCTGGCCTTTTCGTCCCTCCATCGTATCGGTAAAGGTCTTAAGGGCCAGCGTGGCCGCCTCTTGGGTTTTACCTTGCTCCTGGAGCGCAACAATCTGCTTATAAATATCTGCAGTCAGAAAGTTATATTGGCCATTGAGCGCTTTTATTGCCTTTGCAGGATCCTCTGCAAGCTTAATAAATGTCTCAACGACATCATCCACCTCTTGCCCAGTTGCCTGACTGGTCGCCATTACACCACGTAAGGCGATATCAATCTGATCACCGGCAAGCTTTCCGCTCATCGCTAAAGCATTTACAGCATTCCTGCTGTCAGTAAATCGTCCAGTGAGTGAGCCGCTTTTTTGCGCAAGACCTTCAAGTTGACTAGCTGAAACCCCTGCAGCATTGCCAGTAAGAATTACCGTATCTTTTAAAATCTGCGCTTCTTTGGCACCCTTGAAATAAGCAGCAGCTAAACCTGCTGCAGTGGTTAAAGCAATAGTGGTTGGATTGATGAGTGAGGTAATATAACTAGTCAGGCCCCGAACAGCACCACTAATACTGCCAAAGGAGTCTTTGAGCTGGCCACCTTGTTGCAGAAGTACCTGCAATGGTTTCTGGCCAGATCCCAGACTGGTGACAATATCGGTGAACTGCATAGGCACCTGACGCAGCGCTTGCGTCATCTGACCTGCAGAAAGCGTATTGTTTTGGAGTTGTTTATTTTGGTTGGCCAATTGCGCTGCAGCGGCCTGAGCGTTTTGAGCGATCTTTTGCTCTTCAGCGGCAATGTCTTTAATAACAGGCGTAGCAGACTTTGCATCTGCTGTGATTTTTAAGCCTACTTGAACATCATTGCTCATTGCTGTATTCCTTTCTCACTGCGCGCTCCATCACCTGAAAACCGTTAAAATCTTCATCGCTGATCGTTAAACCGGCCAGCCCAGCCGCAGTTTTTACGCCGGAATAATCAATAAAGGCACCAAACTCAAATCGCCACTGGGTGGCCGCTAAAAAGAATAAATTGACTGCGTCCAGGTTAGCTGGCCAGATTTCCTGCGTAGCATCAGCCGGGTCACCTAGCATCTTTTTGATTTGCTCGTCGCTCAAGCCGTTACGCTTCAGGTCATCGACGCGCTGCTGATAAGTAGGTGAGGCCGTTTTACCTGCCAGGTACCAGCTCCTGGCGACCTCTTTCAGTTTTTTAAGTGGCCCTCGATCACCGCTCTGAAATAAGCCTGAACGATCTGGCCAGCCGCTTTTGGGTAACCATCCAAAAGCAGCTCCAGATTTGCCTGACTAAAATCTAAAGGGCCATTCTCACCGTACACCTCTCGCCACCCTACAACGCCTTGCAAGCAGATTTCGCGTGCAGTAGGGATAGGCTTGCCCTTGAGTTTGAGCCAGAGCTTGACCAGGAAAAACCAGACGCGCTGAAACCAATTGCGG